TACAATAACCTGCTATCGTAGGGACTTGATCTAATGGCATTATCAAATCAAAGATTTGTAACTACTTGGACTAGCGAAGACTCTATTCAATGGCGTATGTATATAATACCGAGTAGTGTAGATTACATTACACCCGCCTTGAGTTCAAATGTTACGCTTCCTAGTGAGTTCCTGCTAAGAGATATGTCCCTTGATACCGAGCTTGGAAGTATACCAGCTGGGCTTGTTAGCCAAGTACTCAAGATAAATGTCAATATAGCCGCTTTGCAGGGCTCTCAAGCACTCAATGACCTAAGAACCGACCTACTTAGAGGCACGACTGCAAAACGAAAGCCACTGAACGCGGACGGCACGGAGTATTTAGCATCGGACCTAACCGAAGCGCAAAGAGAATTTGATGCATTCAATACTTTTGTACTTCAGTATAACGACGGGAGCGGATTCAAGACCGCTTTTATCGGATGCCAAAAATACAGCGCGGAAAACGAACTCGAAATTACATCGCTTGATAATGTGATAACATATACTATCGAGATATTCGATATATTTCGTTGCATTGGAGAAGTTATAAATCAGGATATATGGGCTAAAGCGCTGAAGCCTACGACCGATACGGTCGCATGGAATTCTAGTTTCTCGACTGGTGAAGGAACCGCTCTAAACGGAATAGAAATAGGCGAAGGATATATAAATACAGTCGAATCATTAGACCCATATTATGCAGTCGATGTGCTTGATGGTAATAGCTACTATCATATACAATTGTTTACCCGTCTTGCGACCAAAATAGGCACGATGTATAGTGCGTATATGAGAGCTATGACTCAAAAGCTAACCTCTTCATTTGTGGCAGCTGATTTCTATACTAAAACTTTGATATTCTACAAGAATCAGTCACAAACTCCGATAGCTCCTTATTTGCAGTATATCTCGGAGATATGGTCGTATATTGAAGGAACTTTGACTCTTGTCGGAGGCGCTCATGTAGATCCTAAAATGTTCGGGAAATACACTAATTTCTATGAAGTCTATAAAAACATCGTAGAAGGCTCACTCGAGACTCTAAAAGCTTCATATACTTTTACAAGTGGTACGCCCGATGCTTATACAGTCACAATGGTAGCCGATAATCCGTACCCTACAACGCCGTTTGTGACTTTCGATCAAGATAATACTTACAGTTCGGTCAAAATAAAGATGCTATCCGAGGGACTTAATCAAGTCAATGTAGATATATCAACAATCAGCGGTGAACAGGATACAACCGAGTACGGATATGGCAAGCAAGGCACAAGCGGTGATAATAGCAAAGATCTAAATATCATGTTTCACAATTTGCCTATCATTACCTATCGTAATAATTATAATTTAAATAGATGGTTTCGTAAGACAATTAATCCCGGATATTTGTTATCTTGGGAATCACCTGAAACAGGAATCTACGATTCTAAAAAAGTAAATACACTTTGCTCGATATTTTTCGGAGGCGAAGACTTCGCTTTGACCGTGCCGGTTTCACCATATGACCAACTACCTGAATATCAAATGATATTAGAACAACAGAAATCAGGAATCGGTAGCACCATCTCGCAAGGACTTGTAAACTTTCTCGGACGGCCAAAGCAAGCAGAGGCTACTTTGACTACCAACTTTACAACCGCTAAGACTAATGATGTCGCAAAAAGATGTACTATCGATCTTGCAGACTATAATACTTTGCTTGAGTCAATTTACGGCGAACCTACAGCGCTCGCAGTCCTAACAAAACACTCGCACAAAATCTATGAAGGTATGTGCGATATTACACTACGAATCGACGGGGAACCAGAATAATGAAATTTAATGAACCCGTAAGACCTGCTAGCATAGGACGCAAGCAAGTTGCTTTCGAAATAGGCAATAATCCAAGCGCTCTGACTTTAATCGAGAATGAGGATAATGATAATAATGACTCACAATCGCAAATAGGTCAAGATAATGCAACTCTTGCCGAGACTATGAAACTCGCACGCGTTGCAGCGTATTCGGCGGCTAGTAGTGCCTTGATCCAAGGTCAAAATGAGATTTGGGGCGTGCAAGGAGTTGAAGAATTTACAGTAGCTCCTACAACTGGTGGTTATGTAAAATGGCAAAAAAAAGGAACTATTTACAATTATAACTGGGCTCAAATAAATAATCCATATATGTATATAGATTCCGAAGATAGTTCAAAGATTTGGGTAAACAAACCAGGATGGTGGCTTGTTGATGCTCTTGTTGAAGTAACTAATTACAAAAATGCAGTAAATTATAGACTTGATGTAATTACAGGCGGAGGAGATGATATTGTTATCGGATTCGATAGCGTTCATACTAATCAATATCCTACATTAAGAGTAAATGCTTTAGTCCCCGTTCCTGCATTAAATTCACTTGCAGAATGGCCACCATATTTCCAAATTAGATATAGAATAGATGGCCTTAACTCAAGCCAAAACCTACAAGGCAATGGATTTATTCATGCCATATGGATGAAACCTTTTGAATATAACGAATCACATGGAAACGCATAATGGAATTTTATACAGGACAAACAGGCTCGGACCGCCGTCTGCAAGCAATCGACTTCGGAACGCTTGATACTTCAGCATACGCAAGCGGAGATATACTAACCTCGGGAGCTATTGCAGTCGATGCCGCTCGCTTTCTTGGCTTCTCGGGAACGATAGACCGCATTATCCTCAAAGAAACAAGCTCCGGAACTTTGCAAAAGCCAGCGCTTAGACTTTGGCTATTCGGTGGTGCTATCACACCCGCCGCGCAAAACGCCGCGCAAGCCTTTAGCTCCGCTCAACTTGATATCTTAGTTGGTTATATCGATATTGCTGAAGCCGACTGGGTAAACGGCGCTACAGGCGTTTGCACAGTGCAAGCCTCGCCAAACCTAAACTACGCTCTACAAGCTACAAGCAAGACTTTGTATATCGTGCCCGAATGCAAAAGCGCTGATACTTTCGCAAGCGGTGCGACCATCAAAGGTCAAATTGTCTTGAGACGCGATTAATGGTAATTCGCATTACAGACCCAAAAGAAGAGCGAGCTATCAGAGCCTATGCTATTCGAAAGAAATTGCCAATAAACAAGGCCGTATCTTTGGCGGTAAAAGAATGCGATCAACTTCTTATGGCACAAGGCGAGATAGCTACTTGCAGATTCATGCTTAAAGTCATGAAAGAAGACTACTATAATAAAAAGCCCTGAAAGTCATACACATTCAGGGCTTCAGCTCTGGGGGGAGTTACAAGATACGGCTATGATGGGCCGCTGATTGCAACCTACCAAAAAAAACCGTATAATGCAAATATAAAAAAGGCTACCTTCCCCGGGTAGCCTTTTCGCACGCCAATGCTTTGAGTATTTGGCCACCTGCAAAATAAAGCATGATGACATTCAAATATACTAAAATGATTCAAATAGAAATACATAAAAAAAACGGCGAGTCATACCGCTGCGCCGTGCCATCGCTAAATGCTGTGAAGAAACTTACTGAAATCTCTGCAGTTAGTAAAATTTTTATTTATGCCATAACTCCCCGCGAACTCAACTACTTACGCTCGCTTGACCTACCGCAAAAGATAGAAATTATTAGGTAAATGAAAAAAAAACTTGACAAGTGTTAATCTATTGCGTAAGTTCGCACCGTAATAAACAACGCAACAACACAAACGGAGAACGGACATGACAAAGAAAGAGAAAAAAGAACAGCAAAGAATTCAGGATAGAATTGAAGAATTCAAAAATCTTAAAGATGTAGTAAAAGAAAAAGCAGAGAACACAACTGATATCAAATTGAGAGACGAACTTTACCTTACTTGGGATTCACTTTGCGACTTCATCTATAATCTCGAACACTACGGACAAGAAATGAGACCAATAAGAATATTTGATGAGAACGGACGTAAGATAGAAGAGCACTACGATAATGGCAAGATAGTTTATTGGTCTACAGAAGGATGGGACGGAAATTTTAGAGAACTTTACTAATTACAAACGGGGGCACAAGCCCCCACTATTTATACATAAGGAGTAAAAACATGAGCGTAATGGTTTGGAAAATCGATCAATTTGATCGTTCATTCCGCATCCCAGTTGAGCAAGCAGCAAAAGAGATCGCTGAAGCGTGGGATAAGGATTTGGACTGTGAGGAAGAGTATATTTACCAACTCACAGAAGGCGACCACATTGAGTGCAATGGGTACTATTATTACAGACGTTGGTCAGTTTTCGCAGGTGATGTATGAAACTAAAGGCAGTGAGAGTCTATGAGAGTTTTGCAGAAGCAGCAGCTGCAATCTTTATGCACCCCGCAGGTGCAGTCCAAGTTTTGCCGTATCATGGCAAATGGATAATTGTAACCAATAAACAAGCAGAGGAACTATACTATGAGCCCGCAGGACAAAAACGATCTAATTAACGCACTCGTTGGCATGATATTTGGAATATCAATCGGAGTGCTTATTACTTACGCAATTTTACAAGGACTAATCTGATGAAAAAAAGAGAGCTGAAACTATGGCATGGCGTGGTATTTATCATACTCGCACACTACATTCTTAACCGCTTTGAAATGCATATGTATGGAGCGCTGCAATGAGTGACTGGCTGACTATTCGCGAGGCCGCCGAATTATTCCAAGTATCGCGAAGACTCTTGCACTATATGGCAGTCGGACGGCCTGCAAGCAATGAAAGGAATGAGAAAGAAGCGGTGCTAAGAAAAGTACAACAAGTACCGTACGGCGAAAAAACAATGTATCTATTAAACTATAACGAATTAAAAAGAATACTAGGAGTAAAGAAATGAGACTAATCACACAAAACGGCGGGATGCAAGTAAACGGACTGAATGTCCTAATATACGGCGATCCCGGAATCGGCAAGACCACACTCGCGAATACCGCGCCTAATCCAATTGTACTAGACTTCGACCGAGGACTTCATAGATCCTCACTGCTTAAAAACGGCTTGCAGTTCGAATCATGGCAAGACTTGCTGAATAACAAGGCCGAGCTAGATAGCATCCTAGCCAAGCATGATACTATCATTATCGATACTGCAGGCACTGTTATTGAGCTTATGCAAATGCACCTTACTATCAATAACCCCGGACTTCTTCGAAATACGATCAAGCTTTGGGGCGAAACAAAGCGAACATTCCAAGAGTTTTTTACGCCTCTGAAGTTAAGCGGTAAGAATGTCGTTTTCATTGCACATGCCAAAGAGAAAGAAGAAGGCGATATGCGAATTAAGCGCCCTCTCATACCGGGTGCGAGTTACGACCTACTTATGCAGTCATGCGACCTAGTAGGCTACTATACTACGCAAGGCAATAAAAGAGTATTGACTTTTGACCTAAGTGATAGCATCGTAGCCAAAAATTGCGCGGAAATCGCACCCGTACATGTCGATGGCTTGCACTCTATGACTACTTGTCTTGCTGATATCTTAGAACATACCAAATCGGCAATAAGCAGACGCTCCAAAGAGCAAGAGGCAGCGATTGCCTTGGTATCAGAATGGAGCGAAAAGGCAAAAGCCGCAAAGGATGCTAATAAGTTTGTAGCAGATCTTAGCAAAGCAGGCTTAGAGGATGCTTTGAAGCGCGCCGTTTGGGCTTCAGTAGTGACTACATTCGGCGAACGCGGCTTGCAATGGAATAAAGAAAGCGGTAAGTTTGAAGAGGTGTTGAAATGAGTCACACCTTTGAAGTCTGGGGCGCATTTGACGAAGACGATATCCTTCTTGACTACGCAATAAGCGAAGAGGATGTCAGAGAATGGGCTTATGATCGCTTTGAGAAAGAGATGGTATCAATTGCCCGCATTACAATACACGAACGCGAACAAGTGAAGATTCGCAATTTACGAGATCCGTATCAGGAGTATATCGATGGGTAAATGCAAGGTACTCGAATTTGTTATACAATTTTTTGAATTTGTTATTCAGTTTTTAGTTTTTATTACATTCTTGGCCTTGGTATCAATACCAATTTTAGTGACGGCGATTTTGATAAAATTTATTTTATATGGAGAATATCATGAGTAAGCAAACAGCGGTTAAAATGTTCAAAGCCCAAAAGCAAACAAAAAGATTCCGAAAGAATCAAATTGTGTGGGTACTTGCTGACTTTGCAAATCATGCAATTATATGGCATAAATGGCAAGGCATAGGACGCTATGTTATGGCTACAATAGCAAAGTTTGCAACGTCTAATAATTGGAATTTCAATATCGGAAATGATGGATTTAAAGAAATTGAAATTAGTCAAGATCAATTCAATGCAATTACTAAAACTTGCAGAGCAAAATATTTACTAGAAACCTACGGAGGCGACCATGAGTAAAACCGCAATGCAGACCCTACGACAATCACTCGACTTCGCATATTATGAGGCTTCAGTGACTCGGACTCCAGGCGAGGTACTATCGCAGATAAGATTCCAAACAGTTAACCTTTTAGCAAAGGAACGCGAGCAAATTATTAAAGCATTCGAGGCGGGCGCAAAACTGAAAGAAGCCTGCACGCCCGAAGCGTATTACAAGCTAGTATATTTGCAGGGGGATGTATGATCAAAATTAGTGCTACCCAGCTCGAATCATACCGCCGCTTTCTTGATGGCATGATTACAGTTGAGCAGTTCGAGCGCTCTTTACTTAGACTCGATCCACCTAATGCAATGATGCAAAGAGGCATCGAGTTTCACGAAATGATGCAGACTGACTCGCCTCAAGAGTTTGAGGGCAAGTTTAGTAATGAATGCATCTTAGACGCGAGAGCTTGCATGGATTATCGCTCGCGAGTCTTTGAGTACAAAGTTCGCAAAGTATTTCGTACTCAATTCGGTGATATATCAGTAACAGGCGTGGCAGACCAACTTATCGGGCTTGATGTTGTAGAAATCAAAACCAAGTATAGTGCAATCAATTTCGATGCCTATTACAGCTCAATACAATGGCGTGTATATTGCGAGCTATTCAACGCGCCCTTTGTGCATTACAAGATATTCGAGTTCGATTCACCTGAAGCCATGGACTTTAAAAACAAAGCGGAATACTCATTCCCGAGACCCGCGTACAATTACGAATATGTCCGAAACATGATACACTACTTGCATGAGTATATCTTAGTTCGAGGGCTTGATAAAGAAGAAGTTTTGCAATTGAAAGAAAATACAGTTCTTATTTAATTATTTATTGGAGATGAGATATGTTTAAGGAGTTTATAGCCAAGTTACTAGGATTAAGTACCAAAAGTACTATAAAACAAAATACTATAAAGATATTTGAATCTGTTGAGGAAGGAAGAAAAATAATAGCACAAATAAGAGGAAATAAGGAAGCATCTGAACTTGCTAAATATCTAAATAGGAAAGGATATAGAACGGTAAAAGGATTGCGATTTACAAAAGATTCAGTAAAATACTATTGCATAAATACTAATCAATTGGAAAAAGTTAGACATAAAAAAAGAGAAAATCATCATGCAAGAAAAACAGATGATAGGACTGCTAAATTTGTAAAGTATCTTAGATATTGTACTTCATTTCCAATTGATATTTTTGATGTTCGAGTTAAAATGGAAAGATCTAGTGATTATGACATGGTTATTAATATAACAGCTTTTAATATGGATGATTATTGCTTATTGGAAGATAATGATTATGCTATAGCAAAACAGTTAATAGTAATAGCAAATAGATATTTCAGAAAGATTGATAGTGATAGAATAGGAGTTTGGGCGCAGAGACATGATAAGCCAGAAGTTTGCAGTTGGGTTGATCTAGGAGTTAATTCATGAAAATCTCCGCCCTATACAAAGAAGTCGCCGGGATCGAGACTTCACTTAAGCCCGGCGTGCCATTGTCTCAGCAATTGCGAGAAGAACGCAAGGTAATTGAGAAAACTGCAATCGGATACCAAAAGAGCAAAGGCGAAGGACTCACACCAGATGAAAGACAAGGTATTACGCCGATTGCTCTCAAGTTACCAAACGCAATGGCCGCTCGATTCCGAGAACTTGCAAGAGCGCAAAATATCTCACAAAGAGAACTATTCCGCCGAGCACTTAAAAAATACTTTAAAGAATTTGAGGATGTAAAATGAATTACGCGGAGTTTCTTGAGTCTAAGAAGCATAGCTCTATTGATTATGGCATTGATACTAATTACATTACTGAAGGTATGTTCGACTACCAAAAGTATGTATCGGAATATGCTATAAAAAAAGGTAGATGCGCTGTATTCTTAGATACAGGTCTAGGCAAAACGATAATAGAGTTAACCATTGCAACTAATTATGCAAGAGCAACCAATAAACCCGTATTGATTATTACACCCCTTGCAGTCGCTTTTCAGTTTATCAAAGAAGCTGAAAAATTTGGGATAGATGATATCGAATATAGCAAAGATGGTAACTTCAAAAGTAAGATAGTAGTATGCAATTATGAAAGACTTGAAAACTTTGATTCAAGTAAATTTGATTGCGTTATTCTTGATGAGTCTAGTATTCTTAAAAACTTTGAAGGCGCAACTAAAAATCTTATTACAGCTTTTCTTAAAAAAGTAAAATATAGATTTTTATTTACCGCTACTCCTAGTCCTAATGATTACATAGAACTAGGTACTAGTTCTGAAGCTCTTGGATATCTTGGCTATATGGATATGCTTACAAAGTTTTTTAAGAATAATCAAAATAATGTAGCCAAGTTATCACAAATCAGTAAAGCAAGACAAGGCGAAGAGTTTTACCTCAAAGCACACGCAGAGAAAGACTTTTGGAGATGGATAGCATCTTGGAGTATCTCAATGCGAAAACCTTCGGACTATGGCTTCAGTGATGACAAACATACTTTACCGGAACTATTCGAAACTGAAACTATTATCGAGAATCGCGATCCGCTTGCTATCGATGGTCAAAATACAATGTTTGCAATACCGGCTACAGGATTCAAAGAGATCAAAGCTGAAGTAAGAGCTACTCTTAATATGCGATGTGAAAAGGCTGTAGAAAAAGCAAATAGTCATGAATGTTCTGTTTATTGGGTTAATCTTAATGATGAAGCTAGTCTTATCGGAGAACTTGACAAAACAGCACTTGAAGTCAAAGGTAATATGAATATAGATAAGAAAGAAGAGATACTACTCGCTTTCAGCGCTGGTGATATTAAGAAACTAATCACAAAGACTTCTATAACTGCATTCGGTCTTAATTGGCAGCACTGTAATCACACTACATATTTTCCGACTTATTCATACGAGCAATACTACCAAGCTATTCGACGCTTTTGGAGATTTGGACAAAAAAGACCAGTATATGTAGATCTTATTTTGTCCGATGGTCAGACTAAAGTCATGGAGAGTCTAATGATAAAAAAAGAGAGAGCTATCGAAATGTTTAATAATCTCACTCAGCAAACTAGTCAAGACTTTACAATCCAAAGAAAAGAATTTAATAAAGAAATTTCATTACCATCATTCATTTAATATCATGATAAAAAAACAAGTCGTAACCGAAGACTATGCAATCTATAATTCTGATTGTATGTATGTATTACCCACATTGCCAAATGATTCAGTAGATTTAAGCGTATATTCACCGCCTTTTGCAGGTCTGTATAATTACAGCTCTCATGAAAACGACTTCAGTAATTGCGAATCTCGCGAGCAGTTTTTACAACAATATGAATACCTAGTCCAAGAAATATCAAGAGTAACTAAGCCTGGTAGAATCACTGCAGTACATTGTACGGATGTTTTTGATAATAGATGTTATCTATGGGACTTCCCTCATGAGATTATTAGAATACATGAAAAATATAATTTTTATTATCGTAATCGTATTACAGTTTGGAAGGAACCTCTAAAAGTCAGAATGCGCACAATGGTACAATCTTTAATGCATAAATTCATTGTAGAAGATTCTACAAAATGCTTTACAGCAATGCCGGATTATGTATTGATATTTACTAAGGCTGGTGAGAATCAAGTACCAGTTACTCATCCATGTGGACTTACTGAATACTTTGGAGATACTCCATTTTTAGAAGCTCACAAAGAGACCTACGGAAATTACAAAGACTTTAAAAAGAAATGGCAAGACTATGAAGGTGATCCTTCGGGAAATAAACTTTCTCATTTAACATGGCAAAGATATGCGAGCTCTGTATGGGATGATATCCGCATAGATAATGTCTTGCCTTTTAGAGACTCAAAAGATGAAGACGATGAAAAACATGTACATCCTTTACAACTTGATGTGATTGATAGAATAGTAGAACTATATAGCAATCCACGCGAAGTCGTACTTACTCCATTTATGGGAGTCGGATCTGAAGTATATTCTCCTGTATCTCTTGGTCGCAAAGCAATCGGAATAGAATTAAAGGATAGCTATTTTAAACAAGCTATACTAAATTTAAAAGAGGCAAAGAATAGATTCAAAGACAAAGTTCAAGAGGAGATTTTCGCATGAATCACAATATGATATACGACGAAGGGGACGGCCTAGCCTCCCCCTTCATCAAAGGCAAAAGCCTATCAGAACAACTTCGAGAGGAACGCGAAGAACTCGAACGCAAAACCAAACAAGCAATAAAAACTAAAAACAACCTAGCAGATTATTACTTTGCAAAACAAAAGAGACCGCAAATCCAATACGCTCAGTTTAATCCGAAAACTAAAAGCGCTCACTTTATGAAACGAGGCATGGACTTTGCATTTGAGTACCCATACGCCGAGCTTTCTGGTCTTGAAGTCGAAGTACTTAAACACTTTCCGACAAAACACACGCTTCGTGATAAAGTCAGATTCCAAGAGCTAATAGCAGCAAAGCGGATGTTTATATTCTTTGCGACCGTATATCTGAAGCTCACATCATCCATGATAGCCGAATACTTAGACATGAATCGCTCGACTCTTTCGCATCATATTTACGCGGCTATGGATGAACTTGATACATACTCGCAAGTGCAACTTACAGCGCAAAAAATCGAAGACTATCTTTGGACTCGACATGAACAATTTAGATCGTGAAACTACTTTACAAGTCGGATATTATATAGAGGAAAAAATATGCCCTTACATCCGATCGGTCACATTAGTGACCTCGCGCAAGATACAAACCCTAAGCCATTGGCTACGCTACCGCTTTCAGCGATTCTTAAAATAGAACGCGAGGAATTGTTCGGAAATCGAACAAAGAAACCACGCGGGCGTGTTCGAAAACTGAACACCGCCGAGCTCTATGAAGTATCCGAGCGGGTTATTCAAGTAGTCGCAGACTATTACGGCGTATCAGTTCAGCATATTCACCAGCGACAAAGCTTCGCGCGTCATGTGGCCATAACAATATGCTATCAAGACTTCAACTTTACAATGACGGATATCGCTTTTATATTTAATTGCGATCGTAAATTGCCTATAATTGCAGCCCGAAATATAAAACACGAACGCATACTAGATCCGAACTTTAACGAAATCTACTTACAACTTATTCGCAAGGCCAAGGCATGAGTATTACTATCTCTTTCTTTAATTCGACACGGGAAACCAAAGCCGCGAAGACTATGAGCCTTGACTTCTTTTTGCAAGCAGTCGAGAACGGTACTTGGCAAGATATAGTACTCAAGTACCGTAACTTACCGCAAGGCGATGACCGCGCTTCATTCAAGCGTAAGCTACCTGCAATTTCCCCCTCAGGTAAGTTCGCCGAACGCAAAGCAGATGCTTTAGAGGCTCATTCTGGTATTCTTTGTATGGATATCGATGACAAAGATAATCCTGAAATGCAAATCGAGCAACTGCAGGCCGATCCTTATGTTTATGCTTACCATAGATCAGTCGGAGGATATGGCTATGCTGTATACTTCTTAATTGAGCCTACAAAGCATTTAGAGGCCTACCACGCCATCGAAAAGCACTTAGCCGATAGTTATCACCTTATTTGCGATCCCGCGTGTAAGGATACCTCTAGACTTCGCTTTGTATCTTTCGATCCTCACCTTTACAAGCGCGAGGGCAAGACTCAAGTCTTCAAAAGATACCTAAAACAACCAAAAGCAGAGGCGCGTCGGTATTATCCACATACTAAGTCCGATATAGATCATATTCTTACTCAAATCGGATCACGTGGTATAGACCTGGTAGATTCTTACTTTGATTGGATACAAATCGGCTTTGCACTAGCAGGGGAATACGGCGAGCAAGGCCGTCACTATTTCCACTGCATATCTCAACAAGGCACAAAATACGACGCTACAAAGTGCGATGCTAAATATAATGAGTGCCTCAAGTCGGGTAAAGGCCGCGTGCGTATCAATACCTTTTTTTACAAGTGCAAAGATGCCGGTATTGAGATACAAACCGATGAAAGCCGAAAGGTAGAACGCTATACCAAAGCGCAAATGCTGCAAGGATTCAAATCGGATGCCGAGATTGTCGAATCAGTAACCAAACTAGCCAAGCAAGACGGAATAGCTACCGAGATAGCTCAAGACATAGCAGAACAAACCCTTGCAATACCACGCTCGGAGCTTACCAAAGAGAAACAAGCGAATCTATTACCCGAAATCCGCGCGGCGCTGGCTACATATGGCCTCAAGCGTAATGAAGTGACCGGTATTGTCGAATATCAAGACCGACCGCTTACCGACTGGGATGTTAACACCATTTGGGGCGAGATCGCCGATAACCTAGGCTCTAGATGCGCTAAGAGCACGGTCGAAGATATCATAAACTCGGATGCAACGCCCTCTTACAACCCTTTTACCGAGTTTTTCGCAAAACATCAAGACAAAACACCGCAAAACTGCATAGATAAGCTAGCAGAATGCATTACGCCGTACTTCGATGGCGAAACTGAAGAGAACGCACGGGCAATTGCAACTATCTTTATTCGCAAGTGGATAGTATCAATTGTCGCATCTATGCACGGCACCTACTCACTCTTGATCCTGGTGCTTGTCGGAGGCCAAGGCATAGGTAAGACCAACTTCTTTAGATGGCTACTACCTGAAGAGCTTAGAGACTATTACGGCGAGTCTAAGCTCGATTCCGGCAAAGACGATGCCATGCTAATGA